GATCTCGGCCTCGAGCTCGGCCAGGCGGTCCAGCAGCTCCGGTGATGCGCCGGCCAGCCCGTTGTGGACGCGCTGCCCGGCGATCTGCGCTTCTAGCTGGGCGTGCTCGGCAACGAGGCCGGGGCGCCCGCACACCGGTACTTCCTCGACGGGCGGTTCGTACCCGTCGAGGAAGTCGTCGATGGTGCCCACGTCAGGCAGCGACCGCGGCCTTGAGGTTCACGTCCGACGTGTTCAGGTTGGCCGAGAAGGTCTGCATCGAGTTGGGAGCGGTCGGCGCCGGCTCCGGCTCGCCCCACTTGCCAGCGATCACGATGACCTTCTGCGCGGCGGCCACGGCGGTGCCGTAGGGCACCATCGGCCGCACGATCAGGTAGCCGGCGTCACCCCAGTCGACGAGATCCCACAGGTCGTCGTCGGTGGAGGTGAACCGGTAGCCCTTGATGACGGGCTTCACGTCGACCGAACCGGGCTCGGAGTGCATGAAGCGCGAGCACAGGGTCGAGGCGTCGATCGAGCCGGTGGTGACGCCGGGGGTGAAGCCGTCCTTCGTGAGAAGGCAGGTGATGTCGGTGCCGGCGCCGATCTCGGCGACGGTGGGGGCAGCGATGGAGGCGACCGAGGTCGCCCACACCACCTTGATGTTCTCGTCGTAGGGCAGCTTGGTAGCCATGGTTCAGGACTCCTCGCCCGCGGTGGGGCCGTTGGTGTTGGGGGTGGGGGCCGGCGAGGCGGCCTTCTTCGCCGGGGCGGATGCCACGGACTTCTGGGGTGCGTCGGCCTTGCGCTTCCAGCCGGCGCGCTCATGGACGCGCACGGCGGATTCGGAACAGGTCGATTCACCGAGATCTGGGTGGACGATGACGGGCATGGGGTCTCCTAGGTGGACCACGCTGCGAAGCGCGGCGTCGAGATGAACAGGGCGGGCGTGACCGAATCGTCACGGCGAATGGCGGCGCCACCATCGGCACGGATACGGGCGACCGAACGGCCCGACACGGTGAGCGACTGGCCGACCAGGGCGGTGTTCACGGCGTGGCGCACCGTGTCGCAGTCGGAGCGGGTAGCGCCGATGCAGGTGACCTGCCACGAGAAGTCCGAATCCGAGTCGGGGCAGCCGAGGGTGCCGTCGAACGACTGGTCGAGCAGGTAGACCACGGCGTAGGGGATGAACGTGGAGCGCCCCGGCGTGCCCTGCCAGCCGTAGCGGACGGTGGGGGCGGTGGCGTCGCCGGTGACCACGTCGGCGGCCTGGAGGAGCGCCACGAGCGCCGTCGTGTGGGTCGTCGGGTTGGCGATGGTCACTTCGCACCGCCGAGCGGATCGAGCCCGGCGATGATGGCTGCCTCGAAGGCCGGTGCGCCGGAGGTCATCTGCGACGACAGGAACGGGTTGGGCGGGATGTCCGAGGTGCCGTACTCCACCAAGAAGCCGACGTTGATGTCGCGCTCGTCGGGGATCGTGAACACGTCGGTGTGACTGCCCGCTTTGGTGCGCCACGAGCGGCGGCGGATGCCCTGCGTCGAGAGCCACGGGCGATCCTTCGGGGCCGCCGCCTTGGCGCCCCGTTGCATCACGGCGCCCACGGTGATCCCCGCCTGGTGGGCGACGCGGCCAGCCTGCTCGGGGGCCTCGTCCAAGATGCGGGCGAGGTCGGCCACGTCGGACAGGTCGATGTCAACCACGGCCGATCTCCACCGAACCAGCGGGGCGCACCATGCACAGCTGGTCCACGACGGCCTGGACCGCGGGGGTGAGCTTCATGGCCACGAGGTTGAGGTTCGAGCCGGGGTACTCGGGCACGAAGGCACCGGCCGCCGTAGCGGTCAGCACCGTGTCGGCCGACCCCATGTAGGCACCACGGGCTACCGCCACCGTGGCGGCGATGAGCTGCGCTGGCACGGTCGTCCATCCGGCGGTGTAGGTGACGGTGGCCTCGTGCCAGCGCCACCGGGCATCGAAGCCAGACACGCGGCGGATCAGCATGGCGGGGAGTCCGTTGCCCCCCTCGGTGAACCGGTAGTCGCCGGAGGTGTAGGTGACGCCACCGACCTCCACCGAGGCCACGGCGGTCACGGGGCGCTGCGGGAACAGGAACACGCCCTCGTGGTTGTAGAGCGTCGCTTCCTCGTAGAGCGTGGACTCGATGAGCTGGCCGTGCGCCCCGGCGAGCACCGCGTCAGAAGCCAACTCGAGCAGACGAGAGACGCGCACCAACTCGGCGTCGTCAAGGGTCTGCCCCGTGAGGGCTTCGTAGTCGGTGGTGCTCGCCAGGGCGGCCACGATCAGACCTCAGACGTCCAGGCCGGTGAGCACGCCGTGAGCGAGCTCGGGGCCGTAGGCCAGGCCGACCTCGCCGTAGAGCTGCACGTCATCGGAGGCGCCGGTCTTGGCCAGCGGCTCAGCGAAGAAGTGGCCCTTGCCGGGGGTCTCGAGGTACACCGGGCGGCACACGTCGAGGCTGGCGGCGACGATCACGTCCTGCGGGACGTACCGGTTCAGCATCACGTTGAGGGTGCCGAAGTCGGTGACGATGGTGTCCACAGCGACGCCACCGACGGTGCGGCTCGTCTCCTGGAACTTCCCGTAGGCGTTGCCGTAGGCGGCGCTGATGGCCCGCTTCTGGCTGGAGTTGACCATCAGGGTCGCCGTCGAGGCTTCCTGGATGCCACCGTTGTCGTAGGTGAGCTGGAGCAGGTCATCGACGTGCGTGGTGGTCAGCGTGGTCGTCCACGGCAGGCGGTAGGCCACGGTGGCCGTTCCGATCGTGATGGCCGTGCCACCCGAGGAGGTGGCCACCTTGAACGCGTTGGGCGACTTGTTGACCACGTAGTAGATCCGCCCCACCTGGAGGGTCGTCGAAGCGCCCACGTCGGTGAAGATGATCTTGTCGCCGTTCGACAGGCCAGTGGCCGTCTCGGTCACGGTGTCGGTCGCGGCCGACAGGCCCGTGATGGTCGACGTGGCCTTGGCCTGGAGGTTGGTGGTCACCGCCGCGATGAGACCGCGGGTCTTGCGGGCCGTGGAGTTGTCGCTCGGCTTCTGGTAGGACCCGTTGATGAACGAGTACTCGATGTCCCGCACCATCTCGGTCAGCGTCGTCATCACCTGGAAGTTGGACTCGTCGGTGATGGGGTTGGCGGCGTCGTTGTTGGTGCCGGACTTGAGGCCGACGGCGGCGAGCTTGGAGTAGCTGACCGACACCTTCTCCTGGTGGATCTGCACGACGTTGGTGACGTTGCCGCGAGCTCGCGCCTGGGCGGTCGGGGCGGCGGCGCCCTCGAGCGCCACGTTCTGGCCGGGGTTGCGGAGGTCGTAGCTCTGCCACTCGAACTCGGTGGAGCTCGTCTGGCCGCCGTTGCCGAGCCCACCGATGGCCGAGAAGAACGGCGTGGTGGAGGGGGTGAGGCTGTAGAGGATGCCCGTGTAGTTGGGCAGGTTGTACGTGGTACCGAGGCCGGTGATCCCGGACATGGCGGTCTCCTTCTTGGAGGGTTTGGGGTGGACGGCCCCGGGATCGGGGTCGGGACTACTGGCTCGCTTGGGCGGCGAGCTTCTGGCTGTTCAGGGCGATGACCGTTCGGGCATCACCCTTCGCCTGGGCTTCCGCGATGCGGGCGTCCAGGTCGGGGGCAGCAGGCGTGCGGGGACCTTGGGGGCCACCGTCGGCGGAGCCAGCGGGTGGGGTGCCCGCCGACCTCATGGACAGCAGACGGTCAGCGACCGCTCCCATCTCGGCCTCATCCGACCCCGTGAGGAGGTCGGCGAGGTCGGCCGGTATGCCCTTGGCCGATGCCACCTTGAGGCGGAGCAGGTCGGTCTCGGCCTTCGTCGCGCGCGCTTCTGCGGCGGCTCGGGCTTCGGCATCCTTCTCGGCCTGGGTCTTGGCGGCGTCCTCGATCTCCGCGAGCTTGCGGGCGGCGTCGGCGTTCGCCTTGGCCGCCTTCTCGTGTTCGCGGGCGAAGTGCTTCCACTTCGCGATCTCGGCGGCAGGGTCCTCGGGCGCCGGTGGATCCGGTGGAGGATCGGCCGGTGCGGGCGGTGCGGGGTCGGGCTTCGGCGACGGGGCCGGGTCCGGTGCTGGATCGGTCATGCTAAACGTCTCCCATGTCGGGTGGCGGGTGCCCATGTCGGGCGTGGAACCGTCAGCGGGTGCTGACGGCGGACTAGAGCTGGTGGGTGCCGGTGGTGAGCTGGCGGATCCGTTCGGCGGCGCGCTCGGCCCGGGTCTCCCACTCCTGCTCGCGGATCGAGAGGCGTTCCCGGCGTGCGGGGTCCTGCTCGGTGAACTGGTCGAGCCGGGCCCGTTCGGACCGGCGGCGAGCGGTGCGCTCCGACTGGCGAAGGCGCCCGGCCTGCTTGTACTTGCGGACCTCGAGGTCCCCGCCAGCGGCGTCGATGAACGCCTGATTGCTCGCGGCCACGGCCTCGGTCTGCATCGGGAGGCAGTCGCACCGGGAGTGGCCGAACGTGGCCGACGCGGCGCTGTAGAACTTGGCGCCCGCCAGCGACAGGCACCACTTGCACGACGAGCCGGTCACCCGGCGCTGCCACGTCTTACCGGGAGGCGCAGCATCCGCCATAGCCTCACGGGCCGAACGGAACGCCGTGTCGTGGCCGAGGTCGTCCACCACCTGACGAGCAGCCGCGGTGGCTTCCTCGAAGGTGGCACCGTTGGCCATGAGCCGCCCGATACGATCCGACGGGTCGAACAGACGGGCCGAGGCGTCGGCGGGGATCAGCTTGGAAGGCGTGCCGGCCTCGCCGGGGTAGGCGGCCTCGAGGTAGGTGGCCGTGATGTCGATGCCGACCTGGGCGGCGGCCTCAACTAGCGGCTTGGCGATCCGGTGGAACTCGTCGAGCTCGGCGTCACCCCACGGGGCGAGCGAATCCCAGATGGCGAGGAGGCGGCGGCGCGTCTCGGTGGCGAGCCCTTCGACCTGCTTGGCGTAAGCGGCCGACATTGCCTCAAGGGGCAACGGGGGCCTCTACGGCTGGCGGGGCGGGAGCAGCGGCCGTGGGGGTCAGTGCGGCGACCCTGAGCCCATCGGTGAGCTTCTGGGTGCTCCACCGCTTGGCCTCGAACTGGTCGATGCCGGGGAACATGGCGAACACGGCTTCATCGGGGGCGCCGAGGTTGCGGGCGATCTGAGCGAGGTTGGCCTGCTCGGTGGCGGTGCGCTCCTCGAACTCGGACCACACGACGGTGATGGCGGGGTCCGCGGCCTTCGGGTTGCCATCGATGGCCAGGGCGAGGCGCATGACCTCCACCCACGCTTCGCCGAAGGTGCGGGAGTGGGCGAGGAGCTTCCCGGTCTGGATGCCCTCGATGCGGGCCATCATGTCGCCCGCCACGTTCATCATCGAACCGAGGGTGAACGCGTAGGGCGGCGTACCGGACGAGAGGGCGATGGCCTTGACCCACAGCTCGATCGTTTCGATGAACGGGCGGAAGTCGGCTTGGCCGAACTCGCCCACCTTGGTGCCCTCGTCGAACACCATGAGGCGGGCGGCGCCGGCCTTGACCATGGCGGCCTTATCGGCGGTCTTGCCGTCGGGGAGCGTCGGGTAGTCCCAGCCGGTCACCCACCGCTGCCGAAACGCTTGGTACTCCATCGTGACCAGCATGTTCATCACGGTCTGGTTGATCTTGCGCTGCTCGTTGATCTGCCCCTCGAACTCGGAGCAGCCACCACCGAACGGGGAAGCCTCGAGTGACGGGTTCGCCCGCACCTCGATGAACGGGACCACGCCGAGCGGGTTCGCCAGCGGCCACGTCTCGCCGTCCACCTCACGGCGGGTCCACACGTACCGGCCTTCGTAGCCGGGGATCGTGAGGCCCGACTCGCGGGAGGTGATCGTGCGGAACTTGTAGATGGCCTCGGGCGTGTAGACGGTGGCGTAGGTCAGCCCGTCGTCGCCGATCCACCGCTTGAGGGCGGCGCTGCGCTTCCGGCGCGACCCGGCCTCGTAGGCGACGATCACCTGCGACGGGTCCTCGACGGTAATCTCGGCCTTGCCGTCCATCGTCGGCCACACCAGCACCGGCGCCGAACCCGACATCAGCGCGCCCTTATGGGTCAGGTCCGAATCACCATCCAAGAAGTTCCGGCGCCAGATGTCCCACGCATCGGTGTCCGTGGTCGTCGGGGACGCCGAGAAGCGGAAGCCCTCGATGTTGAGCCGCGACTTGGGCACGTCCACCACGGGTGCCAGGAAGTTAGTGACCGAGAGGCGGGCCATGTCCTGGAACGCCTTGCGGGCCTCGAGGTCGGTGGCCGCCGCGGTGTTCGGGGGCGGCTGGGGCAGCGGGTGCTCGCCCTCGTACCAGTCCTCGAACTCGTCGACCTCACGCTCCCGGTCATCTAGAGCGGCGCACAACCTGACCAGCGTGGCGAGGGGGTCCATGTAGCTCCCCCCTTTCCGGTGGGTCAGATGAACACGGCGGGGCGCTTGCGTGCGGTGGCACCGGCGGCGATGGCGTCGCCGCGGGCCTCCCAAGACAGGCAGCCGGCCATGGCGGCGTCGATCTTGAGCGGCGAGTTCGGGGCTTCCTTCGACACACCCCACATGGGGCGATGCTCGTCGTCGTAGACGTTCACGGTGCGCCGCTTGGCGTTGCCCATGTGAGCGGTGAACGTCCGGTCCCCGTTGTGGGACAGGTCGCCGGCCTTCTGCGATGCGGCATAGGCGCGAAGCGCCCATGCGATAGGGCGGGGCCTTGAGGTCACCCACGCCTTCACCCGGTCGGTGCCCCAGCGGCCACACCAGGCGTCCACGAGGTGGTCGATGTACTGAGGGTCGATGTACATGCGCCACACGTCGAAACGGTCGAAGGTGTCGGCCACCATGGCGTCGACCTCGGCCATGGGGTGCTCGTAGTCGTCGGCGGCGTTCTCTGGGCGTTCCCAGATCCCCACGGGCCATTGGAACCCGGTGTCGACCTCGGTGGCGATGATGGCGAGGGCGTCGTCGTAGCGGGCGCCGTCCACGCCAAGCACCACCAAGGCGCCACGGTCGGGCATGTAGTCGGGGCGCTCGAGCGCCTTCCACTGGGCGACGTCGAAAGCGGAGTCGGCGGCGGAGCGGATGCGGTTGCCGTAGAAGCGTTCCGCTTGCGCCTGGTCACGCTCGGCCAGCTCGGCGGCCTCACGGTCGATGTCGTCCACGTCGACGTGCGGGGAGCCCCGGTAGTTGTAGACGTGGATCTTGTGGCGCTCGCGGGGCTTGGAGTAGTCCAGCTTCTCGGGCGGCTCGTCGTGGAACCGGAACACGTCGGCGGCCTTCGACGTGTGGGTTCGCTTGGCCGTCGAATCGACCGTCGGGTCGTAGCAGTTGGTGGTCTCCATCGACCGGCCGCCCATGCCGGCGACGCCACGGCGCTGTGTCTCGGCGACGTTGATCATCTTGTTCTTCGTGGTGTAGAGGCCCGACTCGTCTTGGAGGGCGAAGGTCGTCGGGTTGCCGAGGCGGGCCTGAGCGGAGGAGGTCACCACGTCGATGCGGCCGTCGTTGGGGCAGCGGATGAACTCTTCGCCCACGGTCATCCGCTCGGCGAGCGGCCCGTAGCGGGCCATCGACTGGAGCGGCCGATACACGTTGTCGGTCTGATCTTCGGCGGTCGCGAGGAGCTGCACCAGCGGGGTCGGCCACGGTCGGCCCATCGCCTCGCCCGGCTCGTACACGTAGGCGAACCCGCACGAGCACCCGTAGTCCCGGCAGTCGAACACCTCGCCACCCTGTGCCCAGCCGGCGAACCGGACGGGGCCGAGGGCTTCGGCGGCAATGATGCAGGCTGACCACGGACCCTTGCCGAGCTTCTGTGGCGCCATGACCTGCGAACGCCGGTAGTGGAAGGCCGCGGCCTTCTGCGTGGGCTTAGCCCCCGGCTTCACCCGGTAGTGGTTGGCGGTGCAGTAGAGCTGCCAGTCGTAGGCCACGAACGGGGCGCCCTTGTTGTCGCCATCGGGCACCACGCAGTGGGCGCCGATCCAGTCGGGCACCACCATCAGCGTCGGGAAGTCGATGGTCGTCAGGTCGAGGTCAAGGTCAAGCACCTCGAGCGGGCACCACGGTCAACCGCTGGCGAGCCGACGGCTGCACCGGCGTCTTCTTGGCCGCCGCGTCATCGATGCGCTCGATCTTCCACCGGTTGCGGTTCATGCCGCCGGCGGTGAGGCCGAGCTCGTCGGACATCTGGCGGACCAGCGTGGAGATGTTGACCGGTGATCCGTGCTCCTCGGCTTCGACCAGCCGGCGCACGAAGATGGCTACGTAGTGCTGTTGGCCGAGGCGTTCCCACTCGAGCGCCTGCGGCTTCGACCACAGGTCGGCCCACACCGTGGACTCACGCTCGGTGGAGCTGGGCAGCGGCCAGGTCGGTGCCGGGGTGGTGCGGCCGCCGGTGGGGAGGGTGATCCAGTCGGCGGCGTTCGACGCCGATCGGATCGAGTTGGGGTCCGGTGCTGGACCGGAATGTGCGTGTCCACCGCGGGGCATCTCGCCTCCTGCTTGGGTACTGGCCGCCCCATTTCGGGACCGGCCTGGAAGCTTCTGACCCGTCGGACCTCCGAGAGACT